TTTTTCTTCTTACCGTATCCAATTCCATCATCACTACTACTACTACTACTTGTGTCGCTACTACTTGTTTCGCTACTCAAATCACTAGAAAAATCCGCTGTAATCTCAGTTATTATACGATTTGCGCTATTACTTCTCCAGAAAAATCTCTTCTTCTTTTTCTTTTTATTAGTGGTTAAAGGTAATATTTTATTCATTAATACGCTTGTAGTACGCTTTATATTAATAACTAAATAAAAAATAAGAGCTAAATTAGTCAGTTTTGCTCATTAATTTTATATGCTTTTTAGATTTAAAGTGCTTATATTTTGAAGTATTTTTAATTATTTTCCCACATTCGCAAGTATAATCAAATTGAATTTTAGCTTTATTATCTTTGTAATAATTGATCCGTTTCTCCTTATTATTTAAGTTATACTCCCTTTGATAAATTAATCTTTTCTCTCTAGTCTTTACATAATACTGTTTGATTTTCTCCTTATTCTTTGAATTATACTTCTTTTGATTACTTATTAATTTCTCTCTATTCTTTAAGTAATACTCCTTGTATTCGCCACCCGTTCTGATAGGTTTGTTAGAATTAAGTATTATAGACGAGCCGATTTTCTTATATATTTCTAAGTATTCAAGCTCCTTAAGTCTTAATTTTGTAATAATTTCTTTTTTAGTTTGGTTAAGTAATTTATCTGTATATACTTCATTTAATAGTACTATTTCCCAATTATCTCTAGGATTCTCTTCTTCTGACAATAGAGCTTTATGGAATTTATTTGCCTTAATTCCATTAAATTTAGCTGAGTTAAAATGAGAATTCAACCTTTTTTTTAATTCCATAACGCAACTACCGATATAAATTTGATCGGTAGTTTTGTTAGTAATCTTATACACCTTACCGATTAACATTAATAATCTGGACTATATGAAGGGTAGGAAAAAATAGATTTTATTAAATTAATTATTAAATCCTGTATGGTTTTTAAGGGTCAATATCTCATCATTTAACTTTAAAACCTTTCTATTAATGAAGCTTAATTCGCTAAAATAATTAGATAATTTTTCATAATATTCGGTCATAATTTTTAAACCTTCTAAATTGGGTTTATCTTCATCAACTGACGGTTCTACTGGAAAATCTAATTTAGCGTATTCCTTATCAAAATCGAATTTTTCAATAGTATCCATCTTTTTATAAAACTTATCTATAAATTCTTTATCTTTATCTTTAGCTGCGTCATCTTTGCTACTACTGGAAGAGCTACTGCTACTCTTTGGTTTCTTATTTCTTTCTAACTTATCTTGAATTGATTCCATTACTTATTATATTAAGACACATAAATTTATAAAAAAAAATAATTAATTATTTATTAAAATTTAATTATTTATATATGTTTCTATAATATAGAAACTAAGAATATGAGTTTTACTTTTAATGAAAATAAACGAGATAAAAGGGACCATATTTTCGATTTAGTCCCTAATAGAAAATTAAGTAAGAATACGATATATAATCGTCCTGTTTATTTAAATAAAACAAAGAAAAGAAAGCAAAAGAAGGGAGAATTTAAGAAGATAGTAGTAATTAATGGAAAAATTGAACCAGTGTTCTTTCCTAAGTCATTAGAGCGGAATACGTATTTACTCGTAGGACCAAGCGGGAGCGGAAAATCAACCTATGCGAGTACTATAACTAAAGAATATCATAGTATTTGGCCAGAAAGAAAGATTTTCTTAATAAGCCCCAAAAATTATGATCCTGTTTTTGATAGTATGGTATCAGAATACGGGGATAGGGTAATAACTCGCGTAAATTTAAATCCAGATTCGTTTCTTCCTGAAAAATGCGACTTAAATTTAATGCGGGAAGCCTTATTCATATACGACGATTATGAAGGGATTGGAGATAAAAAAATGAGGTTAGATATATGTGCTATGCGTGATAAACAGTTGCTAGTCGGTCGTAGTTATAAAATCTCAGTAATAACCATCAATCATATACTTATGAATTCAAAAAATACCAAGGTGTCAATTAACGAATCTATGAATTTAGTGATATTTAATTCTGGTGTGTCATATCAAATACAGCGTTATTTACATACTTATTTAGGATTAAATCAAGGGAAAATTGAAGAATTATTACGTCTCCCTAGTAGATGGATTCAGATATTTCAATTTTATCCTAAGTATATTTTAAGCGAGGATTGTGCTTATGTGATTTAATTTATTTAAATACTTTTTTCTCATATACCATATAGTAATTAATTCAAAATGAACGATTACAAAGAAGATAACTTATTATTAGAAGATGTCGTAGGCGTAAAAAATCAAAGTGAAATAGATAACCCGTTAAAATTTGATGACGATGTTAAAATGACTAAAAGTAGAATAGGGAACGAGATTACAGTAGAATTTAGTAAATCAGGTAAAGTAGTTTCAAAGACTGAATGTAAGCTAAAAATTAGAAGAGAAATGTTAATGATAGCTAAATTTATACGCGAAAATAAGCTTAAAAGTATAACTAGGCGCGATTATATCAATCTGGACTATGATGATTCAGAATTTGACGAACTTTATGATTTAGTTCTGTTATTTAAACAAGTCCAATCAAATCCGTGTGATGATTATTTACGGGCTAAATTATTTAACGTAGCTGATTTATTTATTAAACTTAATTAAATAATTTAATATATTTTTTCTAAATATTAATATATTATGGCACTACCTAACCAATTAATAAAAAGACTAGAACATCCTCTTTCTGGACCGGAAATGAGTATTAAAAATATACCAATAGTAAGCTCAATATACATTTTAAATATAGACGATATAGAAAAATTGTTTATTGATAATCGTGGTAAAAAATGTAAATCGGTGATTATATTATACGTTTCTAATATAGCTTTAGATAAGCAATCTGGACATTGGTCGTGTATTACATTACCGGATATACCAGGGCGTATTGACTTTTTCGATTCATATGGATTATTTCCCGATAAATACCTTTACAAAGATTTTGGTAATGTAAATTACGAGATTAAAAACCACCTAAGTAATCTATTAGCAGATTCAGGTTGTACAATCCATTATAACGAGCATAGGTATCAAGGTAAATCAAGAACTATCGATGGCAAAAAAGTACAAATAAATACCTGTGGGCGCCACGTGTTAAATTTTCTCTATAGTGGAAAAGATGTGGATTCTTATTATGATATGATGAAAAAAGAAAGGGCTAAATTGATTAAAATAAAGAAGGAAAGTGGGATAACGAATAAAAAAGATTTATATACTACTTATGACGATTTAGTTTGTATATTAATAAATTAATTAAAATAATATTTTTTCTATACTTTCATATAGTCCAGATTGTTAAATACTTTAATAATCATAGACCGCGTAGCATTCAATAATAAAGATGAGTGCCGAAAATAAAGATTCAGTTATACAAACGGTCAATTTAGCCTCAGAAAATATTTACATCAATCTGACAACCCATAATAATTATTTAATTGATCGAACAACAACTCCAACAACAGTTAATAAAACACCAATTAAATGCGAATACCGAGAAAATCGAACGCAACCTTTGCTTTTACATAGCGACGAGTGGAAGATGAGTGTCATTGAGATGGTACTTCCTAGTTCATCTATTCCGTTATTTCGATGGTTTGACAATCATTTCTCGATAACATTGCGATACGATAATGGCGGTTTAGGTACATTTGAATCTAGACAATATTTACAGTACGTACCTATAGTTAATCCTGCTCCTGTTAATGGTCAAAGATTTATATTTCAAGTTCAACAGATGATTACTTCAATCGGGGCGGCTTTTAAGGCTGCTTTTGATGTGATTGTATTAGCTTATGATGCCGCAAATGTTGCTCAAGTACCTCCATTAGATACGTGGGCAACTAATCCCAATACACCCACATTTCAACCACTAGTCCATTTCGACCATTCTACACAGTTAATTTCTATTCAGTGGGGTCCTACATATTTATCCAATAACGCCGATAGATTAGATATTTATTGGAATGTAGCATTAGACAGGAAATTAATCAATATTATGAGCGTAGAGCAAACTGCTGCTATTGCTGCTGATAACGGAAAAGAAATATTATTATACACAGATGAAGATGGTAATATAGGAAATATTATAGAAATTTGGGTTAATAATAGTGGAACCGTTGCTCAATTTCCTATATACAGTTCGACACAGGAATTTAGTGTTATAGCATCTAGCTGGCCTGAGGTATGGAAAATTGTTTTAATAGGAGAGCAATTTAAAGTTCGTAAGCAATACTTAAATGATATTCAGGATTCAGGGGTAAATGCTCAAAATAATTCTACTTCTTCAATTCCCGCAATTAGTACTTATACATATCAATACGGGGATGGTGGAATTGACCATTCAGATTTAATATACAACGGTGGTGCTGCTGCTATTTGGTACGATTTACTAAATAAAGGCCCGTTAGTTAATATTCATTTAAAAGCCCAGTATATTACACATTCTGGCGAAATATTTGATATATTATTAGAACCTGGTCAAAATTTCAGTATTAAATTATTATTTAGGAAAATTAATTAATAATATTATTTTGTTTTTTTTCTGCCCTTTCATATATAGAATCATTGAATTTACATACTAGTATTATTCAATATCAAACTTTAAAAATTATTAAAAAATGTCAATGTTCGAAGAAGAATTAGAAGAAATGATGGAGCCAGGGGTCAGTTATGAAGACAATTTACCTGTTGTTATAACACTTGATCCACGCGTAGCCCCTCAAGATTTAGCTGATCGACTTGAAAAGGGAAGTACTTATGTAAGATACTACTCACAACAATCCCAGGGTTCAAATTCGAGCTCAATACAATGGAATATCGTTCCTCCAAGTGCTCAAATCGGGGTTTGTTCAAAAGCATACGTAGATTGTAATTTTAAATTTACAATAGCCAAAGCAGCTGGTGGATTAAATGCTAATTTTCCACGTACAGTAGCTGCTGATGGCATTACTTATTTAGACCAACAAGGTACTTTCGCGTTAAGATTTATGCCTTTCGCCAGTACTTGTAGCAGCGCTTCATTAACACTTAATCAAAGTACAGTTGCGTTCGAATTGGATGAGTATATCCAAGCTTTAATGAAATATGGTACAGGTAATCAAAGTTATTCTTGTGGAGATAATTCAATCTTTCCATCAATGACAGACCAATTTAGTACATATGCTGCTGGTGTAGTTGCGGGTACAAACCGTAATCCATTAGGCGCGTATGAAGATGTGGGTCCATTTGATTGCCCAAGAGGAGCATTTTTATTTACGGTTGATACAGTTAATTCAACCGATTTTTCCCTAATTGTGTCCGCTCAATGGTCCGAGCCGATCACCATTTCGCCATTAAGACAAGGAAAAAATAACTATAGCTCATTTATGGGCCTTAATAATATCGCCCTGCGTTTTAATATGCAAGGACTTGATAGGATGATTTCTTATGATGCCTTAACTCACACAGGTATTGATTCAATCACTGGGGAAATTAACGGAAATAATGCTATGAATCTTAGGTTATTGTTTCTCACCCCACCTGAAATTTCGAAGAAATATTATCGCGAATCTGGAAATATCTTTAGGTATCCTTATTCACAAATTCAGCAGTTTAGTAAGATTAGTCAAAGTGTAGCCCCCGGAGCAAGTTCAATTATTAATGCCAATACATTACAGATTAACTCTATACCTTCTATTATGTATGTTTTCGCAAGACGTCAAGATTCAGATAGAGCACCTGATTTAACCGATACTTATTTACAAATCACTAATTTAAGCGTAAATTGGGAAAATAAGAACGCACTTTTAGCGTCGGCAAACGCTTATGACCTATTCAATATTTCTCAAGAAAATGGGCTAATGGGGCTTTCCTGGACACAATGGAGCCGTTTTATTGGTTCAGTCGTTGCGATTAGGTTCGGAAAAGATATTGGTTTAGATGACTGGCAGGCAGTTTCTGAGACCGGGAATTACCAATTACAAGTACAAGCTACCTGTAAAAATATCTCTGGAGCAGCAATAGTACCCCAATTATTTGTTGTATTAGTGTCGGATGGAGAATTTCGTATTATGGATACAACAACTAGTGTATTTGTAGGAGTTCCAAGACAAGACATTTGGTCGCAAATTGAGTTAAATCAGTACGTTGTTATGCCACAATGGAGCTCAAATTCTTTTGAAGGAAGTGGGTTTTGGGACTCATTAAAACGCGTAGCACATAAAACGTTTAACGTGGGAAAAAAGGCTGTAAAATTCGGCCTAGCACATAAAAAAGAAATTATGTCAGTAGCAGAAAAAGCGATGAAGTATGCTCCACTGGCCGCCGCTGTAGTAGGCCTTGGATATGATCAACAACCTGGAATGCGTAAAGTTGGTAGAGCTTTAACAGGAGGACGTATTCAACAAGTCGGCGGTAGAGCTATGTCTGGGGGACGTATAGCAAGCAGACCCTCGTTGAAGCGTAAATAAATAATTAATTAATTTAAATTATAATTTTTTTTATCTATATATAGCAGCTACCCAAACCAACGTTAGCGCACACACTAAAACAGATTTATACATTATGGATAGCATTGAACAATATTTTCAGGGGATGAACCTCAGACAGTTAAGAAATGTAATTAAAAATGACCGCCTCGATATTAGAGGCTATAGTAAAATGAAGAAATACGAATTAGTTCGGAAGATTAGCGAATTTTATGATTGCGTGGATGACATAGACCCTAATAGTAAATCAATGAGAGAAGTTAAACAAAAACGCTCTAATCCTAGTGGCAGGAAAAGAGAAGTTAATGAACAATCTAGTATTAACCCAAGGAGAAATATACAGAGAGAATCTTCAAATGAAGTAGAATATCTATATAATCCTTTGAAATACAGTAAAAGATTTTCAGATAATTTTGAAGATACTTATGGTTATACATTAGATGAATTATACGACGAATTAAAACCTAATTACGAAGGTATGGGTGTATTTATTGATAAGGACTCAGCCGATTTAATAATCAGAAAGATGTCAGAATCTAATGGTTTAGAGTTAATTTACCCTAAATTAAAGAGAGGAATATCTAGACGTTAGTCAAATTAATTAATTATTTTTTTTTATAATTTTATGTGTATTAATATACAAGATAATAAAATGGATACAAGTGAAATTAACGAATTAACAGGAAAATATTCAGATGAGGAAATTAAGGAAGCTGTAATTAGTATGAAGAAAGAATTTGAAGAGGGTCTATCAGGAGAGGAGGTTGATGAGTTTATTGTGAAAACGAAAAAAGACCAAGAAGAGGGGAGCAAGGAATGGTTAAAATTACATAGAGACGAAGTATATTACTATGATAATAGTACAGATAACAGATATCTTCATATTAAAGATAATAGCATAGAAATTTGGTTTAATGATAAATTACTTATTAACGGTAAAAGATATAAATTTAACGATTTTATTCGATATATCGATTTAAAAAATAAGATAAATAATAGAAATATGTACATATCATTCGCAATTATGCCGTGTTATCAACCTATGATTTATATAGATTTTAGACTATTGAGCAGGTACATATCAAAATTTGGAAAGGTATTATACTTATCATCATTTAATAAGTATATTGAATGCTTCGATAAAATAAGTAATTATTGCCCATCGTGTGATGTAAAATTGGATAAAATTAACTTTATAGGCAAATTTGAAATAGATTATTATTCAGGACCGTTAGAATTCCAAGGATGTAGCGGATTAAACTGGAAGTTTGTTAGCAAGAATAATGTTAAAATTAGAGTTCCTATCAAACAAACATTTCATAAAACAATTAAATAACTAATTAAACCCCTTTTTTTTATCAATTTCAACCCTATTGCTCTAAAAGCGGAACTCGCTATAGGTGAAAAGAACTTTAAAAAGAAAAGGTATAGGTACTTTTGATGGTCGAAAACGGGAAAGTCTTTTCTAAAGGAAACATTTCTATAGAGGATAAACAGGATGAATAGAGAGTGTATAGGGAAAGAAATTGAGATTTGGTGTTTAAAGGGGCTGGAGAGGGCTAAAAAATGTGTAAAAGCTATAGGGTGTTTACGGGGTGTTATTTTGACGTAGGGCAATTAAAAAAAAATATTATTATTTCCAAATCATACCCTCGTTTTCGGTATTCAAATGAGGTTTAAATGACGTAGGGCAATTAAAAAAATGAACTTTTTGTATAGGCGATAAACAGAGGGTGTTTATAGGGGTTTATTTAAAAGAATTTTGTCGAAAATAATTGCTATAGGGTAAAAACAGGAGGTTTAACCCCCAAAAAAGAG